ACTAGATAAAATAATAATGAGTAGATAATGGCTGAAGAACAAGAAAAAGATGAAAGGTTAGATTTGAAAGACCATACAAAGAATTTGTTTAGGGGTAGAGGTTGGAAAGTTCCTGAAGATGCAGTTTGTGTAAACTGTGGTGACTTTGCTCAAGACTCTCATCATTATAGAAATCGTGCTATGGGTGGGAGCAAGTACCTTGATTATTATGAAAACATGATACCTCTTTGTCGATTATGCCATGATTGTGCTGAAGCAAACAAACAAATCAACCACAGGTTTTATATAAAAAACTTGAAAGAAATATTAAGGATAGAGGAAGAAAAATACGCAAATGGCGATCATTCCCAATAATCTTGTAGATCAGTTAGAGGAAAAGGTTGGCGATGCCTTGATACAATTAGAAAGTGTTGATGAGGTAGTACAAGCAAAAGTAAACAAAGAAATGTTAAAGGAATGGAAGGCAAAGAAACTAGCCGAACTACAATTAAAGGAAGAAAGAGATGGTGTTACACAATCTAGTAAGCAAGATAGAAACGCCAGAGCAAGTAAGGAATGGGATCAATATTTAAAAGAATTAGAAGCTAAGATGAAAGCAGATACAGTAAATCTCATCAAGAGAGAAAATGCTCAAATAGTTATATCAGCTTGGCAAACATCAACTAAGGAGAAAGGTATAAAGGTATGAGAAAGTATGAGGTCAAAAAACTTTGGAATGGTCGTGTATCTTTACGAGATTATATAGTAGAAGAACAAATAAAAAAAAATAAATCAATTATGGTAAGGTACGAAGATGATATTATGATTTTATCCCCTATGCAGTTAGAAAAAAGAGACTCAATGACTGAATGTACTTCAAAATATAATGGTCAGAAATATAAACTTTATGATTATGTATGGAAACCAGCTAAAGAAGATAAGCAAGAAAGACTATTATAAATGCAAGACAAAATATATACATACAAAGATATAGCCAAAATATTTGGTTGCCATGAGAAAACAATATACAGAAAAATCAAAGAGGTTCGTGAAGCATATCCTGATAATAAATCACTAAACAATTACATGGGGAGTAAATGGTATTGTTTTGAGGGAGACCTAAAAGAAGTTTTGAATTTATGTTCAGAGGTTGTGACTAACAAATCAACTGAACGCTTATAATACACTTGTTGTATATTATCTGTATAGTACCCTCATTCCCAATTTTATACTCATCATTATCAAGAGAGTAACTTGAAAATAATATTGTTTTATCTTTCGTTCTTTTGTGTAGCCAACCCACAGTCATGCAGATTGGCATAGGTTTTTTTTCGTAACTACTAGCTTCGATCCAATTAGCATCACACAGACCACTATCGATCCATTTAACAAGAACTAAGCGAAGGTCTTGACATTTGTTGGTTTGCCACCCACCCCTTGTTTCTTTGATCTTTTTCTTCGTACAGCCGATATTCTCTGTGCTTTCGACATTCTGTTTGCTGTTGCTTTTGGAACACATTTTGGATATTTCCTCTTACTACTTTTGGCAGACTTACGACCACACTTGGCGTAACTACCATCTTTTTTTTTCGATCCTATATCAACCCAGTCCTGTGCGAACCACTTTGTAAGACCTCCACTAGCTCTACTCATGCCTTCTTAGTTGTATATCCCCCACCTCTTTTTTTGTATGTTTTTACAAGCCATGCGTTAGCATACGCAGAAGGGTACACTTTAAATTTTCGTTTCGCCTCTGCTTTGACTCTTGCATACAATGCTTTATTGGTAGGTACATTTTTTGTTGCCATTATTTTTTCTTTTTCTTTTTACGAAGTTTTTTAAAGTCTGCACCAGTTATCTTATCTCGTGGTGGTGCAACTCTTGCAATCTTCTTCTGTTTATTTGACAGCTTTCTAGGCATTACTTCTTTTTCTTTTTTTTCTTTTTTACTTTTTTAATAGCAGTATTTAATTTGCCATTTACTTTTTTTGCAGTTTTTTTCATTCCACGCATATCTATTCTCCTTTTTAATTGTTGTCGATGTTCGACAGTTTCTTTGTAGTAGTCTGCTTCCCAATACTTGTAGTAACCTACTTTTTTTAGCTTTTGAGAAGCATTTTCTAAATCTTGATACCTTTGTATCAATACCATAGAAAACTCATTATCTGTATCAAAGCCATGATCGTAAAGAAAATCAACATTGTCATCACCTGTCTCTGGGTGTGATGCCATCAAGTAAACATCTTTTGGCATATAGACAAAGTTTAATGCTTCGATACTAGCATCTAATTCTGTTGCAGTAATTGATAAATCAGAACAACCTATGATTGCTATTCTAAATCTTGTTCTTTTTAATTTATTTGCCCAGTCAACAACTGTTGGTAAAAGTTGTTTGGCATCGTGTACTTCTTCTATTGCAAATTGGTTCTGTGTCCTACAGCCATTTGCATACGGACAAGTTGGAAAGTTACCAAGATGTTTGTTTGGTTTTTCAATCACATCTTGTGACCATGATAAAATATCCTGTCTTATGGACTTAGCCAATTAACAATTCCACATTCTACGACTCCAATAGTTCGCAGATAATTTGTTATTTGCACCTTTAATGCCTGAAGATCTAGCACAATATGATTTTTTTCTAGCTGGGTTATTTTTTTTGATGGTCATGTTTGGATCTCCAAAATTAATCTTTTTTACTTTGTTCCCATCTTTAACAAAAACTTTAAATTTTTTTACATCACCCCTCATTGGTTTGTTTAAAGGAACAGTCCTACCTCGATAAGTTGCCATCTAATTCTACCTTTTCTTGTTTTTCTAATTGTTCTGCTAGTGATTGATTTTGTGAAGATGCGTACTCTGCTTTTGCTTTTTGAAAAGCCACAACATCATCTACAGTAATTTTAAGTTTTTCTTCTCTAAGTTTTGCATTTTTGTCTGCCCAGTTGTCTAATCGTTCATTCAAAAACTTTATGTGCAAATCCTTTTCTTCGTTGTCTTTTTTCAACTCTCTGTTTTCTTTTTTTGCCTTGCGAAGTAGTGCTTCTACTTCTTTGACTGTACTCACTTTTTACTTCCTAATACCTTACCCATTCCTCTAAGTCCAAACGAACTAGCTATTGCTCCATACATGGCAAACTGAAACCATTGTGGTGTTCGTGAAAGGGCATCAAATCCTCTTTCTGTGTAAGGTTGTAATGGAGGAATGAAGCACATGGCAATAATTATAATAAACAATATAGTCCACGCCTCGTCTTTCCACGAGTCCTTAGAGCCTTTTATTGCTTCTAAATCATACGCTATTTCACCTTTAATTTGTTTGTTCAGCAATTCTGTTTTAGCTTTTATTTCTGTAACTTTCTGTTCAGCTTTTGCTTTTTTTGTATCTGCAACTGATTTTACAACATCACCAGCTACACCTAGTAAAGGTTTCAATAACATTTGAAACATTATATACTCCTCATTATCTCTGCCAATTCGTTAGCTCTGTTCGGTGTTTGTTTTGCCCACAGAGAATCTAGCATTTCATCAGCAGCTTCTGCGTACTCACACTTGTTAAGGTGATACTGAAAGCGTTTAAATTTAGATAATCTAGGTAATCCTAGCTGAAAAGCCATATTAATAACACAGCCAAAAGCACGAGGATCAATAGTTTCCCCTTTGATGAAAGTTTGTGCATCATCGGTAGCTTGTCTAAAGTCTCGTTCAAAGTATTCCATAATTGTTGCATCATCGTATTCTATCCCTTCTTTTAGATCGTCTGTTTCTAAAACCAAATGGCCAACGCCAAATGTAGCATTACCTAAATGGTCTTTGTAAATTTTATTTATCTTACCTTCATGTTTTATTATTTCTTGTTTCACTTCTTCGTACATTCTATTAGTTTCTCCAGATACCATCTCGCCTTTTCTAAATCCTCAAGTTTATTCTTTTTACGCCACCTCACAACATATTTAATAATAGATCCTTCAAAGAAGTCTAAATTAAATGCTTTTATAAAATCAGCTAGTTGTATTGTTGTGCCGATGTAATACTCAGGATTTATCTTGTCGTTTATGTTCTCTCTCTTTGTCCACCTATCACTCATACTTGTCCAGTCCACTTGCCATTATTATCAAGAAACATTGGGTGTAATTGTGGTATAGAATTAACAATACTAGCACAAGAAATTATTGGCCTTTTGATAAAGTTTTTACCATACTTAAATGCTTCATGTTTAGGTTCTATACTAGATCCTACACACATAGCAAAATTTAAGGCCAAAGGTGAGCTGAATAGTTCAATAGAACTTCTTGTATGTT